TAGAACTGGTTAATTTCACGATCAAGGAAAAGCACTCGATGGCCACAGAATTCGAAAAGGGGGTAAACGAAAAATACATCGAACTGCAGAACGACCCGCGCATGATAAGACAGATACTGGCGGTCACGAACGACCTGCAGGCAATAGAAACGCATGAGGGCCACGGGGACGCGTTCTGGTCGAACGCCCTATGTTTCAAGGGAATAAAGGTATTGCTGGCAGACATTGGGGAATTCACGCCGGACGAGGATGACGAATCATCGCAGAGCGATATTTATAATAAGTCTTTTTAACAATATGGGATTAAGAGAACTTTTTTTCAAAGAGAAAACGCCTAACATACCTCTTGACAATGAGTACGGGGACACCGGGACTTCGATGTATAACGGAATGATAAGCGGGGAGGAATATAACTCCAGTTTATCGGGTAACTCAAGGTTCACCGTCTATGACAAAATGAGGAAAGGAGACGCGACGGTGGCGGCCGCCTTGAAAGTGATGAAGCTACCATTGCGGTCGGCGAACTGGTTTGTGCGGCCGGCGGGGCAAGACCCGAAGCAGATCGAGCAGGCCGAATTTATAGAGCACAATTTGATGAGCGCCATGTCGATAACTTGGGACGATTTCATTAGGCAATCGTTGCTGATGTTGGACTACGGCGTTTTTGTTTTTGAAAAGGTGTTCACGAACGTAGAATACGACGGCAAGACTTACATTGGATGGAGGAAGTTCGCCCCGAGGCATCCTCGGACAATAAACCAGTGGAAGATAAAGGACGGCAAGGAGGACGGGGTGGTTCAGCAGAAAACAGGTGGAGGAACGGTGGAAATACCGATGGACAAATTGTTGATATTCGTCAACGAAAAAGAGGGCGACAACTGGGAGGGAATATCGATTTTGCGGTCGGCATATAAGCATTGGTTTTTCAAGGATATATTCGAACAGATAGACGCGATGGCTTTTGAGAGGCAGGGGCTTGGCGTGCCATTCTGCAAGATACCAGCGGGGGCGCAACAAAAAGATAAAGACAACGCTAAAAATATAGTAAAAAATTTGAGGGCGAACGAAAAAGCCTACGTGGTTTTTCCGGACGGATATGAGATAGGATTTTTGGATATGCACGGAAAATCGACAAGAGACCCTAAGTCGAGCATCGAATACCATAACCGGCAGATAGTGCTTAACGTGCTTGCCCAATTTTTAATGCTCGGATCAGGGGATAGCGGGAGTTTTGCGTTGAGCAAGGATCAGAGCGGTTTTTTCTATGACAGTCTGCAAGCGGTGGCTAAGAATATCTGCGATGTTGTAAATAAATATGCAATTAAACAGCTTTGCGATATCAACTGGCCCGGGACGACTGAATACCCAGAATTGACGGTGGACGACATCGGGGCAATAGACAAAGAGAAATTTGCGACCATGATAAATACTCTGGTCGGAGCCAACATGTTAAAACAGGACGACGATTTGTCAAAATATATAAGAAAAGAACTCGACTTGCCAGAGGAGCAGGAGGGCGACGAGAACGACGAGGAAACTGACAATCTGATGTTGGAATTGCAAATGCTTAGCGTGGACACGGCGGGAGAGGGCGGTGCACCGGCGGACAAGATAGCGCCAACTGACCAGCAACAGATGAGCGACGAATTTGACGATTTCGTTTTGATATTCGCGGCCAAGGGTGAGCCTCTAACGGAGGAGCACAAAAAGGCCATTTCTGACGCGTTGAGGAAAAAATACGGCACAACAGCCAACCCGGAGGACATAAGTGCAGCTACGGACGCCCAGGGAGCGATGGAGGACGCAAAACGGAGGATTGAGGAGCTCAAATCGGTTGTGGACAAGTACAGGGAAAAATCGGCGTCAATCAAAGACAAAAAGCTAAAGACGGCGTTCAACAAGTCGGTGAAAGAAAAAATTGAGCAGATAAAAACAATGATAAAGGCCGGGCGTGAGGGAATCAAAGCGGAAAAAGAGAGGGCAAGGCAGGCAGAGGGCAGGATAAAAAGCGATATTAAGAGTCGCCGGAATGAACTCAGATCAAAACGGCTTCAGAAGACCATAGATAGGGACAACATCCGAATAGAGCGCTTGGAAAAGGAATATGATTCGATAGATAGCCCGAGCAAGAAAAAACAGATAAGGGAGAGAGTCAACGAAATAAAAGATTTATTGAAAGAGAGAAAGGACACCCTCCAGCAATTGAAAAGTTCCGAGGAGGAGATAGAAAAAAAAAATCTCAAACAATTGAATGAGAATTTTAAGCCGTTCCGGGCGCTGACTGCGGCGGAGAAAAAGGTAAATTTTGGTAATCTTAAAAAGGAATTTGAAAATAAAGAGAAAGAATTTGCGGATCTTCTAAAAAAATCTCTTGGAAATGAAAAAAGTTCTTTGCTGAAAAAAATGAAAGAGGCGATAGAGAAAGGAGACTATGGGGCGATCACGGCGATCGGGTTAAAATATCAGGGAAAATACAAAGACGAAATATTTGAGAAGATGAAAGAGATGTACAACTTCGGAAAGAACGCGGCCGCGGCGGAGATGAAAGTAGATCCCCCGGAAAGCGCCAAGGCAGACATGGAGCGACTATCGGCAGAGGCATCGGTTATGGTGGACGACCACGAGATAAAGGTTTTGACAAAGACGAAGATGTCCGCGCTGGACAGCATGGGAAAGGGAGTAGCTGTGACGGAGGCGGTTGGAAAACTTACAAAGACGATGGACGAGGCTATGGAAGAATTGAGCCAGCAAACGGCGTCAATCATAGCTGGCGGATCGATAAACCAGGGCCGGAGGTTGACGCAGAATGAAAACAAGAGCAAGATATACGCCCTGCAGAGATCGGAACTTCTTGATGAGAGGACTTGCAACTTCTGCATGAGCATGGACGCGCGTGTGGTATCGTTAGACGACGAATGGGCGCAGGAGGACATTTTTCACTCTAACTGCCGGGGAATATGGGTTGAGATTATGAAAGAGGAGCCAGAGCACCCAGATATTACTGGAATACCGAAGTCGATATCTGATAAATACGAGGGAACAAATAACTTCTCGCAATTAAAAACTCCGCAGGTCAAAAAAGAAAGTCTGGCGGCCGATGCGATAAAGCAGGAATACAAAAAGCAGATAGCGGAAAGAACATCCAAGGTGAAAAAATACGAGCAAGCTGGAATACATGCCGGAAGAGTAGCCGGACATAAAAAGGAAATCACCAGGATGGAAAAGACGATCGAAAAGTTAAAATAAAAAAGGAGAATATGAATGAGATATTATTGCATGAAGAAAAAAAAATTTTTGACAGATAGCGAAGTGGAAAAAAAATGCAAAAAAAGAAATAAAAAATATTGTCGCAGTTTAACAAGGAGGAAACAATGAAAACTGTCGACGGTAAAAAAATTATTCTCTTCTGTTCGGAATGTGGAAGAGTAAAAGTTTGGGATAACGAGGGATGGCAAGTGATGACAGCCGAGCAACAAGCAGGATTGGTTAAAGAAAACCACACAAAGTTTGTAAAATCAATCTGTTCATGTTGTGAGAAGAAATAAAAAACGGAGGGGTCCGCTCAATAGACCGCACACACAAATCGCCTGAAAAGCGAAATAGGCGGAATGAGAGTCAACCCCTCCGCCTAAAAAATAAAATATATGTTTTCAAAAATTAAAAAGATTAAGAAAGGAGATATTGAAGAAAAAGAACAAAAAGAATGGGAAAAAAAATGCTCTGAGATATGGGATAAATCAAAAATACTTATAGGAATACCAAATACTGGATTGATAGAAGACATGATAGGGGAAAGTCCGTTCAAGAGTTTTCTGCATTTGGCTATGTTCATGGCATCGAATAAGGAGAGCACTAACTGGGGGATACAACCAATACCGAGGATGATAACGCATGAAGCGAGGAACGCACTGGCCAAGCAGGCGATAGATCAGGGATACACTCACATCTGTATGATCGACTCCGACCAGGTGTTTGACAAGGATATCGTCCACAGACTATTGCTATGGCAAAAGGAAATCGTGGGGGTGCGTGCGTACCGCAGGACTTCCCCGCATTACCCGTGCGTGTTCATAAAAAAGGATGGATTGCCGGACACGGAAGCGATGATCCCGGTAAACGTGGTTGATAAGGGGCTGTTGATAACTGACGCAATCGGTTTCGGATTGATACTCATAAGTGTGGATGTATTTAAAAAAATGACATATCCGTATTTTTACTTCAGCAAGACTGGGGAGGATATAAATTTTTGTCGAGAGGCCAGAGAGGCAGGATTTAAGGTGTATGTTGACACTGACGTTGAGATCGGGCATGTCGCTACAACGATAATCAGGGAAAAAGACTACCTGGAAAAACTAAATGACGGGACTGTTGGACAATTCGACAAGGATATGCTACAATTAATTCAGAAGCAAAAAGGAGACAAGAGCGTCAATTTTGAAAAAGTTAAAAAATAATTAAATAAAAAATCGCGGACAAACTCACCGGTCGCCTCGAGGGCCGATGAGAAATAATCTGTCCGTGGTTGTTTCTTTGGAGGCCTACTCCTTCAAAACGCCCCGGACAAACGTCTGAGGGCGTTTTGTTTAAAAATATGCCACAAGATTTAACTAAAAAGAAAAGTGGAAACATGCCGATAACGATGATGGTTCCACTTGAGATGAAATTCTCGGAGGAAGATACCAGCGAAATTCAACTTTTGAAAATGGGAGAATGGAACCATCCGATGTACGGTCCGATAAAAGTTACCAGCGACGTGTTCGACGAGTTTATAAAGAATTTTAAAAAGGATTTGAGAGCTCACAGTAGCATTATAGGGCTTCCCGTTGACGAGGAGCATCACTCGGCGGGAGGTGCGGTTGGTTGGATAAAAAAACTTATAAATAAGGGGAGCGAGGGACTCTTCGCAACCGTGGAATGGAATTCCAAAGGTCGGCAGATGATTAAGGACGCGGTGTACCGCTTCTTTAGTCCTGAATTCTACTTCCAATATGAAGACCCGGAATCTCGCAAGGTTTATAACAATGTTCTCGTGGGCGGAGCGCTGACTAACAGGCCGTATTTCAAGGGTCTGAATCCAGTCGTTCTCTCCGAGGACATCATAATTAACAATAAAAACAACAACAATATGCTGTTAAGTGAAATCATAAAGAAAAACCTTGCCGATTTAAGCGATGACGAGAAGTCCTTTGTAACCTCTCATTTCGCTGAATTGGACGAGGAAACAAAGAAAAAATTCAACGACGTAAAGCCCGCGGAAACGGCGGAAGAAAAGAAAGCGCGCGAAGATAAAGAATTAAAAGCGAGAGAGGACGCCAATAAAGCGGAGGAAGAAAAAAATAAGACGGAAAAATCCGTCACCATGAGCGAGGGAGAAGTGCTCGAATTAAAAGACCAGGCACAGAAAGGGGTACAGGCGATGTCTGAAATTAAAAAGATGAAGTTGAGTGATAAAATAAAATCCTTGACTTATAGTGAAACGAATAAGGGAGGAAAATTACCTGCCACATTGAGCGAAAAAATCACTAATTTTGTGATGACTCTCAGTGAGGACCAGGAAAAATCCTTTTTCGAAATAGTCGGCGACTTGCCAAGCGCTAAACTATTCACCGAACTTGGTGAAAGTGCGCTTGCGGGTAACGACGCAGGGATCGCCCCCAAGGGGGTAGATCAGGAATCGTTTGAACTTGACGCTAAAGCTAAAGAATTAATGAAAGCAAACGACAAGTTGACATACGATCAGGCTCTTGTAATGGCCGAAAAAGAGCTGGCAAAAAAATAGGCCGGAATAACACCTAACTTTTAAGAAACTTTAATAAGATTACTCGTATGGCTCATGAAATAAAATTGTTAGAAGCGCCTTTTATCGCGGAGAACGTCATGGCAGAAAAGTACGTCGGGGTGGAGCTCGGAACAAGTGCCGGGCAGGTTGATCTTCCCGACGGAAACAACGACAAGATAATCGGCATCATCCAAAATACGGTTGATGCGGTCGGAAAGTCTGTCAACGTTTGCGTAGCCGGCATCACCAAAGCCGTGGCTAACGCGGCGATCACAAAAGGTGACTATCTCGTGGCCGTAGTGACCACCGGACGCTTGGCAACAGCGCCGGCGATCAGTTCGACCTGGACCGGAACGGCCGCGTCTACGGAGCACATCATCGCGATTGCTTTGGAGGCGGCGGGAACGGGGGGCGATATCATCAGCGTCTTGTTAAGACCGATGTTATTGGCTCATTGAGGTAACACCAATTTAAAAAACTTTAACAAAGCACTTATATGCCTAAAGTAAATGAAGTACACATAGACGCCGCGTTAACGAACGTTGCCCTGGGATACCATCCAAAGGGTATGATCGCCGAGAATATTTTTCCGATCATTACGGTTAAAAAGGAAAGCGATAAATACTACGAATGGAACAAAGGGGAAGCGTTCAGAGTGCCTGACACCACTCAGAGGGCGGACGGTACACGTTCAAAGACAATCGGTTTTTCTCTCAGCACCAGCACATATTCCGCAGAGGAATACGCGTTGAATGTTGAAGTGACTGACCGGCAGGTCGCAAACGCTGACAGTGTCATTAACCTGAGATCGTCAAAAACGCGCAGGCTAAAAGACTTAATCATGCTTGACCAGGAGATCCGCGTGGCTACGCTTTTAACCACTCAGGGAAACTGGGCGTCCACAAACCGGGTTCAACTGTCCGGGACACAGCAATGGAATAACGCCTCCTATGACAATTCGGTGGCCGCATCTCAAATTGAGAGCCGCATCGATGTCGGAAAGGAAGCGGTAAGAACGCAGACCGGGGGATACGAACCGAATAAGATTATCATCCCTTCTGCGGTGGCGAAAGTCATCAAAAAGGATTCCAAGATCAGGGATATCATTAAATACACCCATGCCGATTTGCTGGTTGACGGAGACCTACCGCCAGTTTTGTGGGGGATGAAAGTCATCATTCCTAAGGCGTCTAAAAACACCAACAAGGAGGGTAATGCCACTCAGACACTTACAGATGTGTGGGGAAAGCACGTTGTGCTTATTTACACTCCTGAGACTCCAGGAATAGATGAATTCGCATGCGGATACATCTTCCGTGTGGCCAACAGCGCGCACACCCCTTGGGGAGCACGCACCTGGAGAGAGGAAGACAGAAAAGCAGAAATCATCGAAACTGAAATCTGTCAGGACGAAAAATTGGTAAGTAACGTCGGCGGATATTTTATCGAGGATTGTATAGCGTAGTTTAAAGAGAGGACGGCGGGAAACTTCCGTCCTCTCGTCTAAATAACATTTAATCTTAAACTTATGGCTGGAGAAAAAAGCCCGTTAGATATGGTGGCGGACGCCACTGCCGTAAAGGCGCAACTATTGGGGCAAAAAGCGGTATACAAAGTAATCTCCCCGGCCGGCGTGTTTAAAAATGGGAAACTTTACAAAAAGGACGAGACTCTCACAATGGACAAACTGACAGGTGGAAACCAGGAGAGAGCCAAAGCAGTCGTTTTTGTTGAGGACGCTAAATAACGCATATGGAACAAAACATAAAAGAAAGCGTGGCCCACAAAGGAACTCTCACAATCAAGGTTTTTGATAAGGATGGAAAGTTGAAAGATGAAAGGATTATCAAGAATCTCATGATGAATGTCGGAGAGGCCCACATCGCCGACCAGCTGGCATCCGCGCCGGACGAGAGTGCGATGAGCCACATGGCAATCGGGACAGGGACAACCGACCCGACATCGGCTAACACGGCCCTGGAATTTGAGTTGGACAGGAACGCCTTGACCTCCCGGACTCAGGGAGCGGGTGCGAACGACAACGACGTGATATACGTTGGGGACTGGGCGGCCGCTGACGGAACCGGGGCGATCACAGAAGCGGGGATATTTAACTCCTCTGCGGCCGGAACTATGCTGGCAAGAGCCACATTTGCGGTCATCAACAAGGGAGCATCGGATACGCTTCAGATCACTTGGACGGTCACGATCGGCAGTAGCTAAAAATGGTTAACGCTTTACTTCCGCCCCTTTGCGGGGGCGGGGATTAGGGCATTATCATTAAAAATAAAAACCTATGGACTATTCAAAAGAATTATTATTATTCGTAGCGACGACCCTCGTGAGCGTGGGCGCGACGCAGATCGCGAGCGACATCGTCCTCGGGGTTATACTTTTGCTTTTAGGGGCATTAGTATTTGTCGGGCGCGGATTTTATAAAAAATATCTTGAAAAAAAAGATGACGAAAAGACTGATAAAAATAATAATTAAAATAATCGTCTATTTTTTAGCGGCAATTGGTCTGTTTATGCTTCCGATGATTGTCGCTGTAATATGGGGGATATATTTCTAAATATATGAATTTAGAGGATTTCATGAATTGGCTGGCTATTATAGGCTCTCTCATCACGATCATCGGCGTGATAATATTGGTATACAAGAGTTTCCGCGACCCGGACGAAAAGACTGGACGAAACATAGATGTGATGAAAGCGAAATGCACGGAAAAGCACGAGAGGATTGACGAGATAATTAGTGAAATAAGAAAATCAATCGAGGGGATAAATTATACATTCGCCCATTTCAAGGAGAATGAATTCAGGCACATAGAACAGGATATGAAAAATATGAGTGAAAAGCAGACCGAAATTTTGACGATTTTCAAGGAAAGAGAAAAAAATAATAAATAAAAAATGTTTAATTTTGACAGTAAATTTTTTGAAAAACATCAAGAGAAATTGCTTTATATAGCCAATAATAAATGGTTTAGATTTTTGCTTGGACTTAACCGTTTACCAAAAGAAATTAAAGGCTTGAAAATTGATAAAATCACACCTAACTCAATACATCATCGTAATAAGAAAACTCTGGAAAAAAATGCACGTTATAAATTATTAAGAATGACGATTGAGTATGACTACCTTGATAAGAAAAGAGGTTCGATTAGCAATAATGATAAAAATAGACAATTAAAATTGATACAATTAGAAAGAGAAACGAGAGCGGTCGGTCAGTATTTTACTCAAAAGGAATACACGGCAGAATTTTTCACCCGCCCTCGTTTTGCCGAAGCACTCGCTTATAACTTATCACCATTTTGTTATTTTCAAGAATTAAGAAGCCAGAAGTTTAGTTGGCGATTTAGCCCAGCAGGATTGGCTTACATTTTACTGTTTGGATTATTAGGAAAATTTGCAGGTTTGCCGTTGGCGTTTATGGGAACGACTACAAGCTATCCTACGGCAACAGGAGATGGTTTTACGAGAACAAGTAGTAAAGCAAGCTGGGCAGACGCTCACGATGCGACATCAGCTAACAAAACAAATTATGCAAACGGAGAGGGCTTGGTTATTTATAGTTATTATTATGGTGGTGTATTTGGTAATTCAAGGTCATTTTTTCAGCCAGACACCTCAGGATTGGGAAGCGGAGCAACTATAAGTGACGCAAGCCTAAATTTATACTGTGCTATTGAAATTGCCGTTGGCGATAATGATGAATATGCTTATGGTGCAATAGTGCAAACATTTCAAGCGGCTACAAATCAATTAGAGGCGGCAGATTGGATTGATAACGGTTCAGATAATGGAACTGCTGGCAGGGCAAATAATACCAGTATTCAAACTGGCGGACAAATAGATTTAGATACGATTACTTTGAATAATTGGTTTGCCATAACTCTTGACGCTACCGGCAGAAGTTGGATTAACAAAACAGGGGTTACTAAAATAGGACTTAGGGAAGGACACGACTTGACAAATAATTCAATGGCGAATCAGACAATCAATAGTGTTTATATTCGCTGGTCGCCTTATACTGGTAGCACTTATGACCCCTATCTTTCCGTGACTTATACTACCGCGACCAATTGGACGCAAAGCCTGGGAGAAACCGTAAGTCTGGCAGATTCGGTAGAAAAGGGAAATGGGAAAAAACTAAATGATACAAATTCACTCGCAGACAATAATATAAAAACTGTTCAGAAAAATCTTTCAGAGGGATATGTTGGAAGCGAGGGGCCAAACAGTCCAGGCACAATGGCAGATGACGCAACAGTCGGAACTGTGGCGTGGAGTAATCCCGATAATGCGAAGGTGAGTGATAATGTTTATGCGACTTTTGATGGTAGCGGGACTGATAAAGACTCACATTATCTCGAAGCAACTAATTTTGGCTTTTCTATACCGAATGGGGCAACTATAAATGGTATTGTAGTTGAAATAGAAAGAAAAGCACAAACTTCTCCTGGTGTTGTAGACAATGAAGTTAAAATAGTAAAAGCAGACGGAACCATTGGAACTGAAAATAAAGGGTTAACATCTTTTTTGGGTAATCCGTGGCCTACTACTGATGCTTATCAATCTTATGGTGGTTCAGTAGATTTATGGAGTGAAACTTGGACTGCGGAAAATATAAATGATGCTGATTTTGGGGCTGTTCTATCAGTAACTACCGCAGATAGTGACCCATCTGTAGACCACATCCGCATCACGGTATATTACACAGTTAACGGAATTCAAATGAGCGAAACAATCAGCAATGGAGCGAATAAAAATATTGGTGAAACTCCAATAACTTTGGGAGACGGATTAATAAAATCAATAGATAAGAATATGGCGGATGCAAATAATATTGTTGATCAAATATCTCCTAGTGGAGAAAAAACCCAAGAATTAAATGAGACGATAAATTTAGTCGATACGACAGAAAAAGAGACAAATAAAATTTTAAATGATAACGGAAATGTCAGCGACACCTTGGCCAATTATCCGAAAAAGAATATTGGTGACGACGTGGGATTGGCAGACTCGGTGTTAAAATCAGACGGACATAACGAGAATGAGACGATAACATTGGTTGATGAAACTAAAATGGGAACAGGAAAAGCGTTGACAGACACATCCACTCTTGCCGATGAATTGAAAAAAGCGGCCGGCAAAAAATTAAGCGAGAATGTTCAATTATTGGATTTGGCAAAATTATTGGTTGGAAAAAATTTAACTGAGGCATTGGCACTTATTGATAATCTTGTTTTTTATGTTCCTAAAGAATTAAGTATTAGTGATAATTTGGCGGTTACAGACGATTTGAGCAGACAATTGGTATTTTATAGGTCTTTGGTAGATACCCTGCCGGTGATAGATTCTGTTGCCGTCCAGACGGCCTATAAAAAGGCATTCGGGGAGATTATGGTGGTGGGTGATATAATAAAAACAGAGATTCAAAAGAATATCGGCGACAATCCCGTCTTGAACGATCTGTTCACATTTGAAATCAGAAAATCTCTTGCGGAAAGTATTAATCTTGGAGACACTATTGAAAGAAATAAAAAATTTTACAGGGTAATCGGAGAAAGTGTATCTGTAGGGGATGATTTAAAAAATAAAATTGGAAAATATCTAAGCGATTCGGCGGCACTTGCGGATATCATGACGACCGCAACGCAATTTCAAAGGGCGATAGGGGAGGCAGTAATTGTCAGCGACATCATGGTCAATATTCTAACTGTCGTGCAAAAATTGGATGAGAGTGTTAGTCTGGCCGATTCGCTTAGGCATTCAGTAAGCCTGGGATTAAACGACAATTTTATTGTTACCGAAATATTAATAAAATCATTTGACAAGAATATTGGGGACAATGTTGATATCACTGATTTGATAACGAAAAGTATAGGTTATAAATTAAGCATATCCGATACGGCCACGATTGCAGAAACTTTGATAAAAGGGTATAATAAGAGTATAGGAGAAGCATTGGTGATAGTAGATAGTTTGACGAAGCAATTAACCAGGAGATTTTATAAAAGAACGGTAATTATAAATAGAAACAAAAATAAGGCGATACTGATTTCTCCGATTAAAAAGGTAATATTTTATAAACACAGGGAAAAGAAAGTGTTAAAATCTAAACCGCAATAATATGTCCGTAATTTTAATAATAAATAACGATAGCGAAAATCGGGGAGAAAAAACAAGATTAAATTCCACGCAGGTAGCGATTGGTACTGCTTTAGAATTAGAAAATAGCCAGGGATTATTGGTAGAAAATTTTATATGCATCGGTCGGGAGGGAGCGGAACAGTCGGAATTGAAACAAATTGACACGGTGAATGCAGATCAGAAAAATATCATTCTGAAGACGGCGACTAAGTTCATCCACGCTAAATTTGAGGAAATAACAAAATTTTTCTACGATCAGAGAAAAATATACAGAAAATTAGCGGGCGAGGGATCATATTCTCTGATCGCCACGGTAAGTATAGAGGTGGACCGACCGGAGGGTACAATCTATGAGGATACTACCGGCGTAGACACGGCGCTCTATAAGGCGACTTATTATAATTCGCAGACTATGATAGAAACGAGCATTGATGATGCAGTAGCGATGTACGGCGGAGGTGGTAATCATTATTGCGACTTGGGTGAGATTAGAGAGGAAGCGGGTTTTAATAATAACGATAATATATTAGAAGAAAGAATATACAGAACCCGGGCTCGGGCGGAGGCGGAAATAAATTCAAGTTTAAAAGTTATCTATTCATTGCCGATAACGGCTAATACTTACTGGGAAGATAGCGGGGCGCAGGAAATGATACGGCAGGTTTGCATGCTCTTGGCGGCTGGCTGGTTATTATGGCAGGAATACCCGGACGAAAGGGGAAACGGGACCAGCAAGGACGGCCTGGAAAAAATAAAAGAAGCACGGTCTATTTTAAAAGAAATCCGGGACGGAAAATTGACATTGATAGGAAGTGATAGCAATACGTTTGCGACGGTTAACACGATGAGCATAGAGGGATATCCGGATGCCACTTTTGAAACTATCCCTGATGAGAACCACGATGATGACGAAAATTATATATTTCAATTGGGTAAATCTTGGTAAAATATGAATATAACTTTTGAAATAGAGGGAGAAGTCCAGTTGAGCAGGCGCATGCGGGGATTATCGACAAGCCTGGACGATTTTAAGGGGGTTTTCGGGAAGATTGGGGGATACCTCGGGTCATTCTTCAAAAACGAGGTTTTCAACACGGAGGGGGCTGTTTTTGGAGAAAAATGGGCTATAGGGCCGTATTACCACAGACTACAGAGGACGGGAAAGATGAAAAACAGTTTTATTCACAAGGAAGCCAGGGATTACGTGCTGATTACGAACACG